GAATAGATTTTGCAGTTACACCTTACAGACTTTCAAAAAACTTATTGGCTAAGGTAACTGGCCTTCTTGGCCCCTATCTTGATACCGATGCGATGGTGGGTTAATGCCGGCGTCTACAATTTCAAGCGACGTTCGCGGAGCAATTAAAACCGCACTAGCTAACATTTCTGCAAACGTTTATGATCACGTTCCAGAAGCACCAATCGTCCCTGCCGCTGTCATAATTCCAGATTCACCTTATATGGAAATCGAGTTGATTGGTAAAAGCACAACTCGCGTTAAATTGAATTACACTATCAGCGCTTGCGTTGCTTATTTATCAAATCCTGCTTCTTTAGATAATTTGGAGCAATTAGTCATTAGTATTCTTGGAGCGTTAAACGCATCCAAGTATGAGTTATCGGTCGTTGAAAGACCATCGGTTACTCAAGTCGGAACGACCAACCTTCTCGTTTCCGATATTCGCTTGAGCGTCCGCTACGAGCAAACAAATTAAGGAGAAAGTATGCCAACGACAGTAATCACCGGTCGCGATGTCACTTTCACGTTGGACTCCACGTCCTACGATGCTCAGGCGACATCAGCTACCCTTTCTTGCGAGACCATTATCGAGACATATCAGACTCTTGATGGCCGCGCTTATAAGTCCACCGATAAGCAATGGACATTCACAATTGAATTGCTACAAGATTGGGGAGCAACAGGTTCCCTATTTGAAGCAATGTGGGCTGATGCAGAATCAGCACCAAATACAACTCTTGCAGTATCATTCACCGCTGCAACTGGCGCAGTTTTTGGTTTCAACGTATTGCCAATTTTCCCAAGTGCAGGTGGGGCAGCTCCAAGCGCGCTGACCGATACTTGGACAATGACAGTCGTTGGAACCCCAACAGAAACCTTCAGCTAAGAGATCGGGATCGGGAGCAATGAAATCTGAAATCACAATTACATATAACTCGGGCGAGCAAGCGGTGTATATCGCCCAACCGCCCGAGTATGCCAAGTGGGAAAAGACAACGGGTAAAGCATTAAGCGATTTTGGCGGAGTCTGGGACGTTATGTTCTTGGCTTATAACGCTATGAAGCGCGAAGCTGCTGGGAAACCCGTAAAAGCTTTTGAGGTATGGATGGAAACAGTGGCAGATTTGGAAGTGACAAATCGAGACCCAAAAGCCATCCAGCCGGAAGCCTAAATTACCTTCTTACCCTTCTGGCAATTGAAACGGGAATTCCTAAACAGTTTTGGGACGATGCTGATGATCTCATAACCGCTTTGGATATATTAAAGGAGAAAAATGGCTGGTGATACGATTTCGTATGATCGCGCTGAACTCCGTTCAATTATTCAAGCGTTTAAGGCAATGGATGAGGCTGCTGTTACTGAAGCGAAAACCCAATCCAATCAACTTGCGCAATATGCCGCAAATGAAATTCAAGCCTACGGAATCACAAGAACTTTTGGACAGGCCGTTGTCAATCGCATCACAACTGGCGTTAGGGTTAGTAAATCATCCAAGATTGGCGAGTTCAGTTACGGATTCGCAAGTCAGCGTTTTTCGGGTGGAGGAACAACTCAAACACTCTGGGCAGGTTACGAATTCGGCTCTAATCGTTATCGTCAATTCCCTAGACGCACCCCCAACACCGGACGAGGTAACTCTGGGTATTTTATTTACCCAACACTTCGTAAAATTCAGCCTGAATTAGTGCGTAAATGGGAAGAAGCCTTCGATACAATTTTGAAGAAATGGGATTAACAAATGGCTGGTAGCAGAACACTTAAACTATCCATTCTTGCCGATGTTGATGATCTCAAAAAGAAGCTCGGTGATGGGCAGCAAGAGGTCGAAGGCTTTGGGGGGAAGTTAGGCGAATTCGGTAAAAAGGCCGCAGCTGCCTTTGCCGTCGCTGGCGCCGCCGCAGCTGCTTATGCTGGCAAACTTTTGGTCGATGGTGTCAAAGCTGCTATCGAGGACGAAAAAGCCCAAGCTAAATTAGCAACAACCCTGACTAACGTAACTGGAGCAACAGATAAGCAAATTGCATCGGTTGAAAAGCAAATCACTCAACTTTCCCTCGCAACGGGTGTTGCCGATGACGAACTGCGACCATCCTTTGAAAGATTAGTTCGCGCCACAAATGATGTGACCGAAGCCCAAGATTTACAAAAATTGGCACTCGATGTCGCAGCTGGTTCTGGAAAATCTTTGCAGACTGTCAGCGATGCTTTGGCTAAAGCTTATGACGGAAATACAAGCGCCCTCGCACGTCTTGGTATTGGAATGTCAGCTGCGGAACTCAAAACAATGTCTTTCGATGAAGTTACAACCACGTTATCCGATACTTTCAAGGATCAAGCGTCCGTTCAGGCCGAAACCTTTGAAGGGAAGATGGCTAGACTTCAAGTCGCTTTCGATGAAGCAAAAGAATCTGTCGGCGCTCGTTTATTGCCAATTTTGACAAATTTATTCGATTACTTCACAAAAAATATCGGCCCTGTAATTGAATCAGTAAAAGAGAAATTTGCTCCCTTGACAAAAGCAATTGACGATAACAAGGAAGAATTCAAGGCATTATGGAACTTTGTCAAAGATAATTTAGCGCCATTTATGACTGGAGCGCTCAAATTAGCCTTTAGTGGTTTAGTTACAGGCGTTACAGCGGTTGTGACGGCCGTAGGTAAATTGATTGGTTTTTTCCAAACTGTATATGAAAAATATAAGCAATTTGTAGATTATGTCAAAAATAATCCATTTTCAAGATTTTTAAGCAGAATCAATCCTTTCAGTAACACGTCTTTTGGCGGAGCCGAAGAAGGTGCTTTTGGGGATAATATAAGAACTGCCTTTAGTGGAATGAATAATCCAATGGGTATTCAAACAACCTCTCCGTTTCTAGGATATTTCACTGATGAACAATTAAGAAGATTGGGCCTGACTGAAGCTCAAAGAAAAGCCTTAGCAGAGGTGGGAGCAGTAACAACGGTCACGGATGAGGGATATACCGCTGCTCAAATTGAGAGTCTAGCTCCAACTCAACAAGAATCAATCAATCGTTATTTAGAATTACGAGCAAAAGGTCAATTGGGTCAAGTTCTAGGGGCTCCTACAGTCATTGTGAACGTCAATGCACCTTCAGCGATTGATAGCGAAGGTTTTACAAGAGCAGTAATTGATGCACTTAACGGCAGTCAAGCTAGAACCGGAGCACTAGGGACGCTTAATATATGACCCTTTGGAGCCCCGTCTTTAGAGTTAAAGTCGATGGCGTAACAACCACGAGCTCAACTCTAAGTGGATTGACAATAACTTCTGGTCGCACAGACATTTATTCTCAACCCATTGCTGGTTATTGCAATCTCACCCTTTTGGAAACTAATGTAAGTCAAATTTCATACGACATCAACGATGCGGTCACAATTGAAGTTCAGGATACTGCTGGCAATTGGGTAAGCCTTTTTGGTGGTTTCATTACAGATTTATCAATCACAGTTCAAACCTCTGGTTCAACTGCATTAAGTCAAAGAATTCAAATAACTGCTGTTGGTGCTTTAGCTCGTATCGCTCGGACAATTTATACAGGAAACATCAACAGCGCCTTTGATGGAACCCAGATTTATGATCTGTTGGCGACAGCCTTATTTGACCAATGGAACGAAGTGCCAGCTAGTCAAACTTGGGCGGCTTATGATCCGACAGTTCAATGGTTAAATGCGGAAAACAGCGGTATTGGTGAGGTTGATAGACCAGGCGACTATGAACTGATTGCGCAAAATAATGTGAATGGAACTGTTTATGCCTTATGTTCGGATTTAGCCAATTCGGCTCTTGGTTATCTGTATGAAGATGCTTCTGGTCGAATCGGTTATGCGGACTCAACTCACCGCAACGAATACCTTGCAACATACGGATATGTGGATTTAGACGGAAATCAGGCTATCGGGCCAAATATGTCAATAACCAAAAAAGCTGGTGACGTCAGAAATTCTATTACTGTGGGCTATGGCGGAACTGGCGCAAGCGTCACAAGTCAGGATTTGACCTCAATTTCGCTTTACGGACAATTGGCTAACACCATCGATACAAAATTGAAACACGTTGCCGATGCTACCGCTCAGGCAGCTTACTACCTACAAATCCGAGCATATCCCCAATATGCTTTCAAACAGATAACTTACCCATTGGCAAGCTCGGAAATTGATGACGCGGATCGCAATTCTCTGTTAAATGTATTTATGGGCTTGCCTCTCAATATCACAGGCTTGCCAGCCAATATGGGTAATGGCGAATTTCAAGGATTTGTCGAAGGTTGGACTTGGAGCGCAAGCTTGGGTCAATTGAATCTGACAATGAATCTCTCGCCTGTGGCTTATTCATTGCAGACGTTCCGTTGGACTTCGGTTCCAGCCACAGAGTCTTGGAATACGATTAACCCGAGTTTGCAATGGCTGAACGCTTCAATTGTCGCTTAAAGGAGAATAATGGCAACTACGACTAATTATGGGTGGACGACGCCCGACGACACAGCTCTTGTCAAGGATGGCGCATCGGCCATTAGGTCTCTTGGCAGTTCAGTAGATACGACAGTAAAGAACCTTAACCCAGAGACAACTTTGGGAGATATTGCATATCGTTCTTCAACGGCTAACGTTAACACTCGACTTGGCATCGGCACGAATGGACAGGTATTGCAGGTAGTTTCAGGAGTTCCTGCTTGGAGCACAATTGCAACCGGCGGAATGACTTTACTCTCAACAACTTCGCTTTCTTCGACGTCAATTTTACTTTCGAGCATCTCAGGATCATACGTTAATCTTTACGTTATCGTCCGAGATTTTGAATTAGCAGCTTCAACTCCGGGTCGGCTTTATTTCCGTCTCAATGATGATTCAACAGCCAATCGCCATCGTCAATGCACTATTGCATCAGTAACCACCTCTGCGACGACATACGCCTCACAAGGCACATTTTTCAGAAACGAAGCTGATAACGTTGGTTGGAATCCCAGCACAAACTACGCTGAAATCTTAATCAAAGACTACGCAAATGCCTCCCATCGCAAGAGCGTTGATGTCAGATATTCTTATTATAACAATGCCGGCGGCGAGACAACCGAATCAACAACGGGCTCGTTCAACGATACAACTGCTATCTCGTCATTACGCATTGGTCTTGATGCCGGAACATTCTCAGCTGGAACTGTCCTCGTATATGGAGTTGCATAATGCCAACACAAGATGATAATCGCCCCTTGACCAAAGTTATCAACGTTGCAACTGGCGAAGAAACTTTTGAACCAATGAGCGATGCCGATTATGAAGCTTGGCTCGCTCAATGCGAAATCAATAACGCCGAGTAATAATGCCCAAACTCTGTAAGGCTGGCGTCCAGCTGCGCGAGCAAGTGGACGATTTGTATATGGATCGCGATCGCAAGAGCGATGGCTGGATTGGCGACACTCGGCACTCAGCTCGTAAGTCAGACCATAACCCCGACAAGAATGGGATTGTCAGAGCTCTAGACATCGACGCGGATTTAGGAGCTCATAAAGAAGAAGCTTATGCTCTTGTCGAAAAGATTCGTAAGTGTGCCAAGCGCGGAGATAAGCGCATCAAATATATTATTTATGATGGCAAAATTATGAGTCCCATACTTAATTGGAAACGTCGTAAATATCGCGGCAGCAATCCTCATCGTTCGCATTTTCACGTTAGCTTTACAACTTTGGGAGACAAAGACGGCAGCTGGTTCGACCTTGAAGGAGAAAGACAAAATGGCAGAATTGAAACTGATGGCGGGAACTTGGGCGAAAACATTCGTCGCGACGGCTCTCTCGACATACCTCTCAGTAGGACTTCAACCCGATTACATTCTCAATGCAGCACTTGTGAGTGTGTTGCCTTCCGTGATTAATTGGCTCAATCCCAATTACGAGCGTTACGGCAAAGTCCGGTAATGGACGCCAATACCATTGCTGGATTCGTAGCTTCAGTTCTCGGATCAATCGCCTTGCTTATTGCTGGCCTTCGTTACATTATCAAATTAGAAAATATCCCCATTGTGTCGCGCCTTGATAAAATGGAGTCTCAGTTAGAATTAGCCCTATCGAAGAAGGTGGGGGCTAATGGCAACAAGAAAGCGCGTTAAGAA